GTTCGGGGATCGGGAAGATGAAACTCTCGATCACCCAGATCGCGAGGTAAATCACGCCTGCAAGGACAATAAGTCCGATCAGGAACCAGAGCACAGAGATTGCCATGCCAGCCATCGTCGCCTCCTAGTACCTGTTAACCTCCATCAATCGCCGCACCTCGGCGCAGGTTTCCTTGACGGTGACGTACTTGCCGTCGCTCATGTTGACCACGCATTTGACGTTCCCGGTGAACAACTGGTTGTGCGGCTCCGGGTTGCGCAGATTGGTGATGCTGTCGGTCTGGAGATCGATCTCGGCACCTGAACCTGAATGCAGGATGATCATCACCAGCAGGATCATCGCCGCTGCGCCGTTTTGCCGTCCACGGCCAGATGCCCTGTCACGCCTTCCAACGCGGCGACCCTTGCCCGCAGCGCCTTTAGCTCTTGCAGCAAAACAGGAACGTACTTGGAATAGTCCACGCCCCAGAACTCGCCGCCCTCGGCCTCTGCCACCTCCATGTGCGTCACCGCGTTCGGGTAGACGTCGATCGCCTGCTGCGCGATCACGCCATAGGAACGCTCGCCGGTTTTCTTCCATGCGAAGTCGTAGACTTCTGTCGCATCGATGATGTTGCCAGCATCGAAGGACTTCAGATCCTCCTTCAGTTCGCCGCTGGAGGATGTGTTGTAGGCGGTTGAAGTGGTTGTACCGGAGATGGTGCCGACAGCGTTGGCCGTGCTTCCCTGGGTAAAATAGGCATAATAGCAACTGGCCGCCGTCGTCAGATAAATGATGCCACGGTCAACGCCGGAAACACCACCGGCCCACACCGAGGCAGTACTGCTTCCCGTCGCCATCGGCGCATCGACCTGCGCACTGGGGGAGCCATGGTAGACATTACCGCCCGCAAAAATATATTTCGTGCCGTCGTAACTCAGGTTCTTGGCGCCGGTATTGCCGAAATAGTAGCTGCCGGTCGTACCGCTGATGCCCGCGGTCACTGTGCCGGAAGCATTGACAGCGGGAGCAAAAAGCGGCCCACCGGCAAAGTTGAAGTTAGTACCGTCGTAAGACAGATATTTGGTGGTGCCGCTGCCAAAGTAGAGCGTTCCGCCACTGCCGCTGGAACCGACAGCGAGGGTTGAATTAACATTGACCGGCCCGCCGACTAGACTGAAGTTGGTGCCGTCGTAGGCCAAATATTTTGTACCGCTGGTGCCAAACTGATAGGTGCCGCCGATGGCTGTCGAAGCCGAGGAGACCTGTCCTGCAACCACCCACGCGCCGCCGGTGATTTGATAATTACTGCCGTCGTAAATGATGCTTTTGAAACCGCTGTTGCCGAACCATAAGGTGCCCGTCCCCCCGGAAACGCCAATGGAGAGGCTCTGGGTGAAGGCCGCATTGCCAGTGGCGCGACCGATGTTGAATGGCGTCCCGAGCAGCGTGCCCGCATCGCTGAAACGGTCAATCTGGAAATCGGACCCGGCATTGCTGCCGGTCTCGGCAGTGGAGTTACCTAGATACAATGCCCAGCGAGCTACGCCATTGGTTTGCCCTGTAATACCCGCCGCGTGTCCAGCCGCTGGTTTGTTCAGGATCAATGATGGGTCAGAAGCTGTGATGGTCGTGTTTCCGGTCGAGCCGGATGTCCACGCCCCCCACATGCCAGCCTTTTTTTCTCTTACATAGAGCTTGCCCGGCACGATGGTGTCGTTCTGGTCGCGGGCCTCGATCACCAGATTGTTGCTGGCGGGCAGCGCTGGCGGCGTCACGGCAGGATCGGAGGTATAGCACCAGCCGACAAAGGCATGGCCAGCGACCGGAGCCGTGCCGCTTGCCGAAGAGGCGGCATAGAACGACCCGCTGACAAACGGGAAACTATCCCAGTTGGTCACCACCTGATAGGCGAGATCGCCCTGTAGCGATGTCATCGCATCGCGGGCGTTGGTGGCGCCGGTGCCGCCAGCCACGATCGGACGCGGCGTGTTGAGATCCTGCTCGACATCGGCAACGTACGAATTGTATTTCGCGCTCTCAATCGTGTAGTTCGGGATCCCGTCCGTTCCAGGCGGGCGGTGATAGACGTTTGAACCATCGCGCGGCATTGCTATCTCCCAGTAATATAGATGCGCCTCAGTTCATCCTGCTTGCGCTTGTTCTCATAGGCGCTATCGGCTGCCTGTTGTCGCGCTATTCCGCTCGGCTGCGATGCTGCTTGCTGCATCATGGTTTGAGCCAGAATATCACGCGCATTCTGCGGCATGGCTTGATTGCCGAGCCAGGCCTGCCCTGGCCGCGATACAATAAATCTGGATGCTGCCATTGGAGCAGCAGCACCAGCCGCAGCGCCTGCTATGGCTCCAAGGGGACCAAACGGTAGCCCTGCAACACCGCCTGCCGTAGCACCTGCGCCACCGGCAAACGCCCATTTTGGAAGGTCGAATAATTTCTGGGCGCCAAGTCGAGCCGCCGTGCCGCTATTTGGTATTGGTTTAAGCACGCGTGTGGCTGCCTGTGTCAGCTCATCGAGGTCGCCTTGCTGCGCGGAATATTGCGCACCTCTGCGCGATTTTAGCCCCTGCGCTACCTTATCTGGCGACAGATGACCTGTGGCTTGTCCAGCAGCCACTGCGTCCTCCGTCTGCTTCATAAGCCGATAGCGATTATTGTTTTCCACCCATGCACGCGCCTCGGCCGGTGGCAGGCCCGCCTGCATGGCCTCGTCCATGGCGCGCTTCATCTCGGTAAGTGCGCGGGTTTCTTGCGGGTTGGTGGCGTTCTTGGCGTTCTTGCCGAGCTGCGACCGAATAGCCTGATACTCGTCGCCAGCCATCTGTCCTTGTTGAGCAACCAGGCGATCTACAATGTTGTCGCGGGTTTGCTGGATCCTTGGCGAGCGATCTGGCGGCAACACCAGGCGCTCATATTCATTCTGTGCGCGGGTCATGCGATTAAGCATTTGCGGATTAGATTGCATCGGATTTTGCGACAGCTGAGTGTATCTATCTCCGAGGCTCGCAGGGCCATGTGTCGCTACTATTGGATCCGGCAGATTAACATCTTGAGGGACGCCTCGATTAGTCAGCTCACCACGATCGTACACGCGATTGGTTACAGCGCGATCATACCCGCTCGCCTGATTGGCCTGCAAATCAGTCGCGGCACGAGATGAGAACGGCATATCGATGGCGTTGCTCTCGGCCGTCTGTAGCGCCTTGCTGCCAGTGCGGCGGCCAGCGGTTAGAGGAACGCCGGCTGCGTCCAGTATGGCAACATCGGCCTGGTGAGCAGCCGAGGCTGGTGCCATCGGCGTAATAGCCTTACCGGCAGCAAATGGCGTGAGAATGCCGCCCATGAACCGCGCATAGGGTTCGGCCTTTGTGCCCTTGGTAATCTGGCCGGCCGTTTCAGATCCAAGCGCTCCCACTGCAGTATTGACCAGGCGAGGCACGATGCCGCCACCACCAGGCACCACCATGCCTGGCGCGAACTCGCCGAGTGTGGATGCATACTGACCGGCAACTGTCTTGGGCTCATAAAACTTTCCGGTAACGCTCTCCATACTCTTCTGCATGTCGCCGGCATCCGGCCCGGTAAGTAATGCCGCCGCGGGCATTGCGTAGCCCAACGTTCGCACGGCCGCAGCGCCTTTGTTGAGGTATTCATCAGGAACGCCGGCATAACTCAGTCCCGATCGCACCAGGCCTCCAACAGTGCCGCCAATGCCAGTAAGACCTGCTGTGCCGCGGCCGAGGCCTCCAGCAAAACCTTTGCCTATGTCCTCGGCTTGGCCCACCTCCGGCTCGTAGATAGACGCTGCACCACCTCCTACTGCTGCGCCAGTAGATGTCTGAGATGGCTGTGGCGGAGCCTCGTCCCGGCGTCCGTAGATGTCGAAATTGGTTGTCACCGGCCCACCTCTCTGTAGGAAGCGTCTTTGCTGGGATCGCCGCCGGCATAGACCACTGACTTGCCGTTGCGCACACCAGGCTGCCCGATGTCTGGCGCCGGCGGATCATTGGGGCCATTGCTCCACGCCGTTACCGGCCGATTGGCTTTGCGCTGCGCCATCTCGACATTGCCGCGCAGCGTGTCCTCGAGCCGCTGCAGGGCAGCGTCATAGTGTTCCTTCTTCATATTCGGATCGATATTGGCCTGCGCCTCCTCGGCTTTCTCACCTTCCTTCTGGCCAATTGCGCCGGCGCCGCGCAGATCCTGGTAGCCAGCCATAAAATTCTTGCCCTTGATCTGCTTGTTGATGGCGCCAAAGGCGTAGGCATCGCCAGCCCATGGACTGTCCCTCAAATAGCCCCCTGTACCGCCGAGGCCCCATTCCCTGCCAGGGTGCGTCTTGGCAAGCTTGATCAGCTCAAGCGATTGCTGCAGCTGTTGTGTCCCCTTGTCGACGGCATCGTTAATGGCGGACATTTTCTTTTGCTGATCCGCCGCATGTGCAGCTGGCGTAACGCCTGGCTGTATAGGTTCGGGTGTCGGAATGCCGGTGCGCTGCGGGCTGGCGTCGGTGCCGAGCAGACGGGGGTCGAAATTGCGCGGTGTATTCGCGTAAGAGCCAGGAACGTAAGGAGTGCCGCCGCCCTGCAGTATGCCGGACGATGGCACGCCGGCCACGTCGCCGATCAGGTCCTGGGACGCTTTCCGATACTCCTGGACGGCCTTGGCTTGGCCTCTTTGAGCCTCGATGCGCTGGGTATCCTGCACATTGCCCTTGGCTATCTGTGCCTCGTACCATTTGTTGGCCTCGGCCTGCCGGATCTCGCGCGCCTTCTGTAACGGCCCAAGCTCTGCCGCCACCTTAGCTGCAGCATAAGGATTGCCTCTTGCAGTCTGTTGGGCGGCCCAGGTGCTCAGTTCCACCTCGCGCGGTGTCGGTTGGATGACGGGCGCGCCCTGCGGCCTCTCAGCCGCCGGCGGAACATAGCCGGCCGGGTATTGCTGCTGTGGCGCCGGCTGAATGTCGACTGTCCGCGGCGGGTTCCTTGGCTGCAGCTGCGCCTGTACCTGAGGCTGGGGCTGCACCTGAGGCTGGGGCTGCACCTGGGGCTGTGGTTGGGTCTCAGGACCGCCACCGGCGCCCGTACCTGCGAAAGCCAGAGCCGGGCTGGGTTGGGGCTGCCCGGCGCCGCGGGCCATCACAGCAGACGTTATGGCGTTCCTGGGGTAGCCACCGTTAAGACGGTTGAGGTAGTCCTGGCCATAGCCGGCCACGGTCAGGCGGCCGTGCTGGTCGGTGGCGTTGGGGTTGTTCATGCCACCCTCGCCGGCGTACCAGGCCCTGGCGGCGCCCTCCTCGCCATACTTGTTGGCGTAGCCGCCGAATTGGTTGTCGAAAGTTTTATCCTGGGCGTCCCGGTCGGCCAGGAACTGTTGTGGCGTCAGCGATCGTCCCAGCGCATCCTTGGTCCAGGGGCCGATGTTGGCGCCCATAACCTGATACTTGCCGTAGGCGCGATCACCGCCTGGCGTAGTGGCGCCGAGCGTGGCGTAGGGATCCCGCGCCCCGCCGCTCTCGATCCCGGCAACCGCGCGCCGGCGGCCAAAGGTGGGATCGATGTTGGCGTCCAGCTCATTGGGTTGAGATTGATCGCTCGCCTGCCCTCCGACGAGACCTCGGGTATCCGTCTGGGGGATGGGGCCAAGCGAGGCAGGCTGCTGCGCAATGGCTGACGGAGCCACAGGCGAGATCGACGGCCCGCTGGCGGCGGTAATGGCCTTAACGCCGGGTTCGTCCTGGATGTGCACATCGGCGTAGGACTGCGGCGCTGTACCTCCTGCCGGCGGATTAAGGCCCTGCAGCGCCAGATCCTGCTGGCTCAATTCGTTGGCTATGCGCCGGTCGCCGAGCGCATCGCCGATCGCCGACAGCCCCTCGCCGATCGTTTTGGGGAACTTGCTCCCGGACGCCATCATCTGCAGGGCGATGCGCTTGCGTAGCTCCATGTTGACGTTGGGGTCGTTCTGCCAGAAGTAGCTGGAGAGCGGATTGGAGGCTTCGGTGAGTGCCATTTACGCTGCCCTCAGTATGCTGCCCATGACACGCCGCGGATTGATGTACTTGGTGCCCTCGCGCTCAGCGACCGCCCTGGGCTCGATCTGTTCGACATCCTGCGCCATCGGGCCGACATGCCGCGTCGACGCCGGGTCGTCCTTGTAGCTGTACTGGTAGATCGGCAGCTCCCGCTTTTCGTTTTCGTCGGTGGCGGCAAACACCGTGCCCATCTTGCTGATGTTTTCCTTCGACCGCCGATCGGACTTGAGGTAGCCAGCCCCCAAGCCGAGGATGCCGCCGATCAGGTTGTTGGTATTGGCGGAACTCTGCTGGTAGTTCTGCATCTGCTGATTGAAGTTGGTATTGATCAGCCCGCCCACGTCGGTGGTGGCAATCTGCGACTGTGGCGTATTGAGCCAATTGGGCTGACTTACCTGCGATCCCGACATCAGCGAGGAAATCTCGTTGATGGGCTGGTTGCGCTGCGCGTATTGCTCCTGCATCCACTGGTTACGCTGGGTCTGCGCGGCGTTGAAGGCGGCCTGCTGCTGCGCCATCTGCTGCGCCAGGCCGGTGTTCTGGAACGAGGCCAGTGCTCCCGCCTGCCCGAATTGCTGGCCCTGCGCGGCGTTGGCAAAAGTGCCGGCGCCGAGCGCCTGCTGGTAGCCCTGGTTCTGCGCTGCGTTCTGGAACTCGGCCTGCGCCTGCGCCTCCTGCGTCATGCGCTGCTGCTCTTGTCCCGCCTGGCTGATGGCGCCAAACCGCGCGTCGTTGGCTTGCCGGTTGTAGTTGTCCATGGCGGAAGAGTAGGCCTGCGAGCCGTAGCGAATGCCCTGGTCGGCCAGCTGCTGCTGCACCCTCTGCTGCTCGATCTGCAGCTGCGGGTTCATCCGCTGCATCAGGCTGTCCTCGACCCGCTGCCGATCGGCCGAGAAGCCATCGGACGGGCCATAACTTTGCGTGATGTCGCCATAGCCGCCGAGCGAGGTCTGGATCGGGCCGCCGGCATCGAACGAGGTCGCGGCCTGGCCGACATTGGCGATATTCTGCGCGTTGCCTCCCGCCGGCCCACCGGTGGGATTGAAGGCGGTATTGAGTAGGTTGGAAACACTCGCCGACTGCGAGTTGGCCAGCCCCGCCAGGTTCATTTTTGCGGCGTCGGTCTGGCTCTTGATGGCCTGTTGCTGCGGCGACAGCGACTGCGTCGAGGTGAAGGTAGGCAGGTTGTAGGCGGATCCCGTCGACGGGTCGGTCCAGGCATAGTTGCCGGTAACGTCATAGCGCAGCGAGCCGTCAGGCGTGTTCTGGTTGACGTTGTTGAGGAAGGCGTTGGCAACGCCGGTCGAGACGTTGGTGCCGGTCTGGGCGGCCGCGGTCTGCAACGGGTTGGGTGGCGTCGGCTGATCGCCAAACAGAAAGGACATGGCCTACCTCTGCATCGGTTGCTGCATTGGCTGTTGCATGGGTTGCTGCGGTTGCGCCATCGGCTGCTGTGGCGCCATCGGTTGCTGCGGCTGCTGCATGCCAGGCTGTTGCGGCATCCCCTGCGGCGGCATTCCCTGCCCGATAGGCGCCCCCTGAGACGGCATTCCACCTGGGGCGGGCATGCCTTGCTGCGGAATGCCGCCGCCCATCATCCCTTGCTGCGGCATTTGAGGCATCTGCGGCATGGGTGTCTGCGGAGGCGGGTTGGCGATATTCATCAGCGCCGCGGTAATGCCGTCGCGGCTCTGGTTGGCGTCTGGACTGAGATAGGGGACGGGCATCATGCGGCCTTCTCTGTTGTCGCAACGTGGAGCACGTCACGCTTGCGATTGAACTTGTTGGCTTCCCACGCCTCGCGCGTCAGGCGGCACACCACCAGGTCGCGTTCGCGACCGAGCATGCGCGGCAGCAGGGTTGGCGCATAGTTGAAGGCGATCAGCTGCCGCAACTGGCTCCTGTCATCGGCCGGCACGCGATTGACCACCATCTGGCAGTCGAGCTGCAGGAACGGATACTGGTAGGCGCGCCACATGGTCTCGCGTGTCAGCCACTTGGCGCCAGGCAGCGCCGCTCCGCTCATCTCGATGACGCCTGCCTGCTTGTCGTAGTTGTTGTAGAGGATGCCGGCGACCAGGTGGCCGTCCTTGTCGATGACGCCGATCGTCGCCATCATGGGCGGCATCTCGCGGCCATGCCACGCCGGCACCAGGTCGGCGACAAAGCGCGAGATAATCTCGTCATAGCCATAGACGTAGTCGAGCATTAATACACCCCGCTATCGTCGCCATAACCGCCATAGCCTGGACTTACGCCCGTGCCTGCTGCGTTAAGGCCCGCCACGTCACCGGCGCCAAAGCCCCAGCCACCGGAAAGCCCGGAGCCGGGCGTCCCTATCGTGCCGATGGCGAGGCCGTAGCCGGGTTGCCCTGAATAGGAAGTGCCGCCATAGGGACCAAACCCTGACGGTCCGAAACCGCCCCACTGTCCGCCGGGATTGGTCGCCGGGCCAGCGCCTACGCCAAAACCACCGGACAGACCTGAGCCGGGCGGCCCAACAGTCGCGGTACCCGTGCTTAGTCCGTTGTTGCCGTTGCTTGGGCCAGGGCCTTGACCTGGACCGGGCGCGCTACCGCCGCGACCACCACCGCCGCCGCCTGGACCAGCACCACCGCCGCCGCTGGGACCAGCACCGCCGCCGCCATAGCCTCCGCCTCCGCCTCCGCCTCCGCCTCCGCCACCGACACTGCCGCCTCCGCCTCCGCCGTCGCCACCCATACCCGCATCGCCGCTATTGCCCGGCCCGCCTTCGCCCGGAACATAGCCGATGTATCGGATCCACTCGGCCGGGGTCCACCCGCCGATGCGCCTGTTGGGGTCGCCGCTGCCACCTCCTCCTTGTCCCATCCAGTAATTTGGATCAGCCCGCGCCATCGAGCCGCCGCCGACATAGCCCTGCTGGGCGAGGTCTGGATTGCCGGGCTGGCCGCCGACGCTGACGCCGCCTTGCCACGGCATCAGGGCGTTCATCCAGCCGACATCGGTCGGCGATCCGCTCGGCGGGCTTTGTGGCTGGAAATACTGCGCATAGTCGCCGTAGGGGCTGGCCTGCGACTGCTGCGCCTGCTGCGCCATCATCGCCTGCGCGATCGCGCTGCGCGTCGCGTCCTGTTGCTGCTGCAGGGCTGCGTAATAACCGGACATATCCGGCGCTGCGCCACCACCACCACCACCACCGCCGCCACCAGACTGCGGATCGGGGACTTCGATGCCGCCGCCGCCCTCGTCGCCTGACGATGCGTAGATCTTCATGATCATCCCCCTCCGGGGTTGGGGTTCATCCACGACGGCCTGCCGCCGGGACCGCGGGTGTCCGCAGGGTAATCCTCGGGGATCCTCGGGTAGTCCGGGCTGCCGAAATTCGATCCGGGCAGCTGCTGGTGGGTCGGCTCGGGCACCTGCAGCGACGGGAAGTTATAAAGCGGCTGGCCGGGGTTCTGCAGATTGCCGAAATTCGGCATGCTAAAATTAGACTGCATGTCAGGATTCTGCTGCCCCCGCTGCATGCCACCGAGCAGCTGGAAATCCAGCGCGCTCATGTCACGCGGAGCTGAACTCAGTCCGGCCGGCGTGTAGCCGCCGCCGCCGCGCATCCAGCTATCGTCATAACCCGAGACCTTGGGCGTCAGGCCACTGCCGCCATAGCTGCTTTGCTGCTGCGCTGGCGCGTAGGTGTTCGGGTTGAACATCTGGCTCGGCGGCGTAGCACCAGGGTAGCCGAAGCCGTTCGGGAGCTGCGCGCCGGGTTGGCTGGGCGTGTAGCCCAATAGCCCCTGCGGGCTGGGCGCGGCATTGGTCGGCGCCCCGAAACCGCCGCCGCCTATCCAGCTGTCGTCATAACCTCCAACCTTTGGCGCCGCGCCACCGCCTCCGCCGGTCGGAAGGCCGTAGCTCTGGAACGGCTGCGCGGCAGGCATCCCGTAGGCGGACTGGTCAAACACCGACCCCATGCCGCTCGGCTCGCCGACGTTGCGGCCGTAGGCCGCGCCGAGGCCGGAATAGTAATCGGTCTGCTGGCCGAAATTGCCGAAATTATTGTTGAGCTGTGCCTGTCCCTGCGCGCCCACGCCACCGGGGCCAAAACCCATCGAGGCGTTGATCTGGTCGGCGCTCATTCCACCGAAGTCAGCCATCACGATACTCCAAGGGCTACTTGCGGCGGCGCCAGACCCGGTGCCACCGGACCGCCGCCGGAATACGCGCTACCTGGGCCTGCCTGCGTGCTGCTCGGGGTGCCAATCCAGCTGTCGTCATAGCCGGCGATCTTCGGCGTGCCGTAGGCTCCCGCGACCAGGTTTAGGTTGTTCGGCGGGATGTACAGCGGAGAGCCTGGACCTATGACACGCGAAGGCTGCTGTTGCTGCGTTGCTGCAGCCTGATTGGCCACCACCTGGGCCGCGATCGCGTTGCGCCTGGCATCGAAGTCGTACGGGCCGCCCTGCGCCCGCACCCGCAGCGCCTCAGGATCGAGCTCGCCGGCGGGATTTCCGGTATTGAACGATACCGGCATTCGCGTCTGCTCGATATTCTGGTCGTTGACATTGAAAACGCGGTTTTGCCAGTCGTTCACCGCCTGCATCGAGGCAGGATCCCCCGCTCTCCAGGCTGGCGCAAACAAATCGCTCATTGCAGGCATCGCTCATCTCCCTAGACGTTGACACCGCAGGCTTCATACGTCGCCGCAATCGAAATCAATTCCACCACCGGAATAGCCTGCTGCGCCACCGTCACCTGGCAGATGGGCGCGTGGCTGAACCCGGTGTACCCAATGGACACCCACATCGTGTTGCGCACCGTTGGCGTCGATGGCGCTGCCTGATCCCACTGTGCGTATTGCGCAATGTCCGGCGCCGATGGCGGCGCGTTGCCCGATCCAGCATAGCCCCACAGCCCCTGGTCCCAGACATCGAGCAAACCGGGATCCGGCGCCGCGGACGGCGCGGGAGGCACGATCACCACATAATCTGTCGTTGCCGACAATTGCGGCTGGAACGGTTCGCCGGCGCGCGAGGTGAAATGCGCGCGAGCCTGGCGCCACGTCATGGTGGTGGATCCTGAGGAAAACATCTCCCACCCGCCAACCATCGTTGCCGTGTAGGGCAGACCGTTGTCGTAACCGGTGCGATCGGCCTGCATGACCTTGCCGCCCTGGGTGCCGAAAAACATGTCGCCCCGCATGCGGCAGAAACACATGGCGTCCCAGCCGACAAACCTCGACCAGGCGCCGGTCGCGATGTTGACGACACCACAATACAGACTGCCGGGATTGCCGCCAGGGTAGGTGACGAACATCCCGCCATACTCATCCCATTTGCACATCGTCCACGGTAGTGATCGCTTGGCGTTCACCATGTCGCGCCACATTGGTTTGATGGCGCGCGTGATGGCGGCGAGCTCGAGCTGGGAGCTGTCTTTTGTAATGGAAGCCGAGATAGGAATGATGCCGTCGACGGTAGCGATGAGTATATCGCCACCAACCGCGGTATAGGCGTTCATGCCGAGCGGGACCGAGGTCTGGTAGCGGCCTTCCTGGCGCCAGTTCGCTACCGTCGACGGATCCGAGCCGGTGAAGATCAGCAGCTCGCCCTGGTCGGTTAAAAAAACACACTTGTCATCAATGCCGTCGCCTGCGTCGAGGCTCCAGGTGAAACCGCAGAGCAGTTTGCCGCCTTTTGTCGCGGCGCCGGCGAGCGGGATGAGGTTGAGCTGACCCTGGAATGCGTTGGTCGGCAGGTACCACGCATTCATGGTGCCGCCCTCGATAAAGAAATATCTCCCGCGATACTTCCACACATACGTCAGATTATGCCCGGTCGCGCATGATGGCGGTGGCGTCACTGCAGGGTTGGTGGTGAGCTGACTGGCGTTGAGCGTGGTCCAGGTCGTGCCGTCGAAGTGCAGCAGATAATCGCCGCCGTCGTTCGCCACCAGCATGTGGTCGCCGGACTGGTTGGCGAGCTGGGATGCAACGTAGTTGCCTGACACCTGACCAGACTTGATCATCACCGGTGTGGTGGCGGTGACATCATAAAGCTTGGCGGCGTTACCGGCATACATGCGCTGGTTGTTGCCACTGATGAATTGAAACATGGAAACGACAGGCGTTGTTTCCGGCAGGCTTGCCCATGTGATGCAGCCGCCACGCAGCGCCAGCCCCTTCATCGTTGGCTTCCAGTTGTCGAGCACAACGGCAGCGCCAGGCTGCATGAAGCTTTCGTTCTCGTTCAAAATCAACCCGCGGGTCGGCGCCGGAAGAGTAATGGTCTGCAACCGCTGGGCAGTCTGCGGGTCGACGGCCGATCGGCGAAAGGCCTGATAGGTCATGGCGGCCCCGGCACATAGATGGTCTGGGTCGGGATGGCGACACGAGCGTTATCGGATAGCGGCGTTCGTCCGACAATGATCGGCGACGGGCTGTCGCGCCCCATCACATTGGTCAGGGCGTCACCGTAATTGGAAAGATCTTCGGAGTACGGCGACCCCTTCTGGGCCTTCCATTGCCAGATCATGCCTAATTTCAAGGTGCGCTCGTCAAGCGCAAACGTGTCTCCATCCGCCATGAACTGATCGCCGCGGCCGCCGGATGTCAGGTTGATGCAGTTCTTGTCGAGATACAAAAACGTGGCTGTCACGGCAGATACAGCAGGAGGCCCGACAACCGGTCCAGCCATAATGGGCCAGATCAGCATCTTGCCTCCCATCATGGTCCACTCGCCATAAGCCTCCGAGTAATTCATGGCGCGGCGATGCAGCCACTCGTCGGCGTCCGGAACGAACCGCATCGACACCAGCTGCGACGTCGATCGCCACACATTGGCTGTCAGCAACATCCTCTTGTAATTGGATGGCAAGGCAAAACGATCGGCTACGCCGTCGCCGGTGAACGTGGCGACAGTCTTGAACATGGTCCAGTCGCGAGTGTCGTAGGCGATGCGCTGCGCCATCTCATTGGCAAGCGCGAGCATCTCCTGCATGGTGCGGTTGCTGGTGATGTTGGAAAAGACCGATTGCGGGACCAGAACGCCCACCGTCGCGCAGACATCCTTCACCACCGACAACAGCGTCATGTCAGGCCACCTTCTGTGGCCGGCATTCCTGCGCCATCCGCACCAGCGTCTTGCGGTTGCAGTTGCCCTGCGGAGGCATGCCGGTGTGGGTCTTGATGAACTCGCGAATGCCCTCCAGCGTCATGCCGGCGAACTCGCCTTCCTCGGCCTCGCGTACTTTCTTGTCCTGGAAATCCTCCTCGAGCAGCGCGTTGCGCGCCCGTAGCGCCTCCAGCTCGGCCTGCAGCTGCACGGTCGGGGCGTTCTGCTTGCTTTCGGCGATGTACGCCTCGGCAAGGTTCTTCATGTCGCGGCCGCCGGGGCCGAGGTTCTTCAGTTCGGCACCCTCGACAAAGGCGAGCTGCTCGACTGTGTAGATGCTTTGTGCCCGCAGCTCGGCCCGGCGCCCCTCGGTCAGGAATGGCGCCTTCTCGAGCGGCGTACCGGTCTTGGTCTGCGCCGCGTGCTCGAGGAACTGGTGGTACTGATGCTTGAACCGCTCGGCGTAGGTCCACATTCGCTGCCGGCCGGTGAATGGATCGGTGATCCAGCCGCAAAATTCCTTGGCCGGAAACACCTTGACGTCCTTGTTGGCGCCGGAACGGATCTCGACGTGCTCGACATCGTCAAAAATCGGCCGGCCTTCCTGACGGGACTTCGCCTCGTTCTCGACTGCGATGTGCTTGAACAGAACAACCAGAGCCTCGTCCGGATCGCGATATACAGGCATAGTTTTCCCTCGTTGTTGAAATGGTCCTGGCCGCCTCCGCGGAAGGCAGCGGTGAGGCTTTGCCTACACGTCAACGGCCAGGTTACTCGGCATCCTGTCAGCTGTTCGGCTTGCTCAGGCCGCCGGGTTGCTGTCGTACATGCGCCAATTAAAGAGCGGATTGGTCATCGTGAGTTCACCCATCCACCCGATAAATTGGGCGATCGCATCTTTATCGATCGGCATCTGTCCGCCCTCATCGAACAGCTTATCGAAGTTACGAGAGGGGTGATAACGCATGCGGAGACTGTCGGTATTGATCCCAAAGGTAGTGTTCGGCGGCATGTTTGATCCGATGCCGCCATCCAGTACAATCTCGGCCCGCTTTCCGCCGCCGATGTATTCGAGGGCACTAAAGCCCAGTTTCCCGAGTGATGTTTCATTCTGTTGCCTCTGGATCGCCACTGTCGCGGCGTCGTAGGCCGCGTAGTGTTCTGGTGACATGATCAGCAGATCGGCATAATCGCGACCGCGCGATTGCTTGGTCATGGCGACGTTAAGCATCGGCCGGATGGTAGTCGAGCTGACCTGCGTCGAGCCTGACAGGAAGCTGTTGGCGTCGAAAACCGCGGTGCGCCAGATCAAGGCACTGCCGCGATCGATGCCGCCGTAAATGCCGGACGTATTGGCGATAGGAATAGCCGTCGCCAATCCCGTGATCTGTTTGTTGCCGTTGGCGGTGCCGTCAGAATAAATGCCGGCATCCATGGCGTCCTCAAGCGCCTTCTCGGCCGCCTCGAGATACGTCTGCATCACGTCGAGCAGCTGCGCCTCGCCCTGGTTGTTGAGGATTTCCTGCATCGACAGGATGATCGGGACCACGACTTGCTTCGGATCCCACACTGCGTCATTGAACAAATCGATCGCAGGGTTCAGTAGCTGGTCGTAGCCCGAATACCATTGCGCGGATTGCTTGCCGATCTGCAGCGTCTGGCGAACCTTGGGGCCGGAGTACGTTTGCCAGAGGCCTTTTCTCTTCATCACTGCGAGAAGAGCATTGTTGTTGCTGACGAGGTCTTGATAGTCTGACGATCGATCCTCGACCGCCATGGACAGGATCTGCTGGTAAGCAGCAGTAGATGTGACGTTTGGCATGATGCCTCCACATAGGGTTCAGATTAAAAGCCACCGTGAGCGCGCATGGCGTTCTGCAGTGCTTCGCGTGCTGATCCGCTCGGGTGTCTGCGCCTTGCCGCTCCGTTTGAGGGAGCCACGGCTGGCGAGCCAGATATCGAACGATCGGTAAGTTGCCGGGTCTGAGCCGATGTGGTGCGGGTCTGATCCGCATGTGTGGCAGGCTGGAGCAGCTCTGCCCTTCGATACGCCTGATCCAGATCGAAACCCAGTGCGAGTTCCTGCTTGATCAGTTCTCCAAGTTCATCCAGTCGCGGGTGAGTATCGGCGTATCTGTCGACCGCACTGCGCGTACTGACGAATTGCTGCTGATACTGCATCTGTTGGACATAGCTTTTCAAGCCCTGAATTTCCTGATGCAGGGCGCCGATCTGCTGCCCCGCCGCCCCCAGCTGGTTACCCTGCTGGACCTGCTGCAGCTGCTCCGGGGACTGGCTTAGGATGTGATAGGCGACATCCCGCAGGGTCACCCTG